ACCGTTGATAGCACAGGAAATATTGTATATGCTGGTTACAATTCGAGCGGATACAAAATATTTAAACTCGATAAAGATATAGGGGGTTAAACAAACAAGTAACTAAACTGCAAGAGATAAGGTGTTATATTACAATAGTTTTGGGACATTTTGTAATGAATGACTTTTTATACTATTTTTGACTTAACTTTAAACTCTTGTGAGTAATTTTGTTGCTAACCCATTATTGCTCTAATAATTTATTAATTGTTTCTTTTGCTATTTTTAATTTTTGTTTTAACTCTTCTGTTTCTTTTTTTAGTTTTTTGTTTTGTGCCTCTAGGCTGTTATACTCTGCTTTGGGTTCATTTACTGCCCATTCTGTTGTTTCATCCTCGTTTGTAGCAAGTAACCAATTTAAGTTACATCCATGTTTTGCTAATTTAATTAACATTGGTGATCCTGGCATGTGCTTACCATTAAGGTATGATGAATATAATGTGCCTTTTGTAGTTCCAATTGCATTAGCAAAATCATCAATAGAAGAATAATTATCATTCCCCCACTTCTTAAGCCTTCCAGCAATTCCCTTGGCATTTTTCTCATTATCCGAAATCATCTAAAATAAACTCTATTTATTAAATTTTTTTTAATTATTTGTGCTTAAAAAAGGCTAAAAACAAATTTTCCCAAAAAATCACTTATGTTTCCATAATTAACACTTGACAAATTACTTATGTATGCCTAAGTTAGTATTTTTGTTAAAATTCTGTAACACATTTTTTAATAAAACGGCTTACAAATTATGTCATCCATTAAAGAAACATACGGTATAGTAAATATAAATCAATCTAAACTTGCTGAAGCGTTATCTGTTACGCCTCAGTATATCTCAATGATATTTTCGGGTAAAAGAAAGGCTACGGAAATAAGGAAGCGTATAATATCCTTAATAGAGGTTGATATAGCTTCTTTTACATTCAAATTTAGCAAAGCTGCATAATGAGAAATAGTAATTCAATAATGTTAGAAAATGTTAATGTGATAGCCGATTCACATTGGGAATATAAAATTAATACAAGTGAATGTCTATTAAAATAAATGAAGTTTTTTTTAATCAACTTATTTGAACTAATTAAAAATAGGGAAATACTTAAATGGCAGCACCAAGAACTTTATACGAAGCTATTAGGGAAACGTTTGATTTCAAAAAAAAGAGTGCAGAGGATTTTTCGGTGGAATTGGGAATGTCTGTAAATTCAATTTATAGGTGGAACCAAACGGAAGATTCGGTAGGTTTTGCAGATTTGCCATTAAGACGATTGCTATCGGTATTAAATGTTTCTAACAACAATGCAATATTAGATTTTTTAGAAGCTCGTAGAGGTAGAATTTCTGTAAAGGTGCCTCGTGTTACTTCGTTGCCTAAAAATGATGAATCAAAAATGATTTCTGATTACCAGCTAATTACAGTTGGTGCAATAAAAGCATTAACAGAGTTTTTAGAGAAGCCATCGAGAATAAACTATTTGAATTGTGATGATGCTTTGAAAGATGTTTTAAGAAAAACGGTTGCTATTGATAAATACTCGGCAAAAAAAGCTAGTGGTCAGTTTGAAATGGAGTTTAACTAATGATAGACCGTGAAAAAGTGTTTCAGATGGCGAAAACTGGTTTTACTAAAACAGAAATTGCCAATAGGCTGGGTTGCAGCAGACGGCAGGTAACAAGGATTGTGAAAAGGATTGAAATGGATAAGAATGTGAAGTTTTCTGTTAATTATGATCTTAGAGATAAAGATGTAGAAAATGCAGTTCGTGGTTTTTGTTTTGCATGGGAAGGCGGACAGGCAACTGCTAATAGATTTGGTGTTTCAAGACAAGCAATTTTTAAGGGGATAGAGGTATGACTGAAATTACAACTACATCTGTTATGAATGAGATTAAAAATATTTTGGACGATGATTACAGTTTTGCAACAAAAATTAAGCAATATATTTTACTGCAAATTGCTATTTCTAAAAATAGTGGAGATAGAGCGGAAAGAAAATTGAAAATAGTTGCTCTGCTTAACTCTCCGTTTCACGAACATGAAACACTTAAAAGTTTACAAAAGGAAGCTATTAATAAATATAGGATTACTAAAAATGGATAAGGATTTAGAACTAACACGCAATGTTTACGATTTAGAGTTGGAAAAATTTGTAACTGTATCTCCCGAAACTCAAAGAACTGCTGGTTATGTGCATCAGCAAATATTAGCTGGTTCGTTAATTACTGCAATGGCATTAAAGAAAATAAAAGACGACAAGCTCTTTTTGGGGTTGGGATGTCAATCTTTTGAGGAATATATAAATAGTATGCTCCCTTTTGGTAGAAGCACGGCATTTAATTACTTAAAAGTAGCTAATAAATTAGAATCTGTTTTCCCAAATCAATTAGATTCTGCAGACCCAAAAGTCCAAACGTTTGGACATGAAGTCCAGCCGGCTGGACTTGATTTTAGAACTCTTCTTGAATTAACCAAATTTGATGATGATGGTTTCAAAAATCTCTTAAAAGACGGTATGGCTGAAATAAATGGCGAAACTATAACGCTTGATGAAATTAAAGATATGACAGCACGTGAAACGGCAAAAGCTGTTAAAAATATTAAAGAGAAATACTCACATAAGGTTGATAAGCAAGCTGCACAGATAGATTTGCTTATTTCGGAGAAACAAGCACTGCAAGATACAATAGAAGCCAACTCCGATATGGTTGCTGCTGCTGAGGAAAAGGAAAAACTTTACGGTGCAAAAGCATCTACTTACGAAAATAAATTAAGATTATTAAATGATGCTGAAAAATCTTTAGCAGATTTACAAAAGTTAGTTGTTAATGCAAATATTGATACGGAAGATTCAACAAATTTGCAAAAGAAGTTAGTGGGGTTATTAAAATCAATATCCAACACACACACTAACTTTATGAGTAATTATCAATCAGTTACATCTCAATTTTAGGATATTGATATGAAACCAGCTAATACTTCGACACACAGCTTTGATATTACCAAAAAGCAGATTAAGGCTATAAAAACCATATCCAAAATTGTTTTTAGCAATGATGATGAATATAGAGCTGCATTGAGTGGTTATGGGGTTAAAAGTTGCACGGAAATGACTTTTACACAAGCTGGTGTTTTAATAAATGATCTTACGAATCTAGCCGATTCAAAAACCCACTCTGGTAGAGTTCGCCCTAGCTCTGCCGGAGTTCCCTCCCCATCGGTTCAGAAGCAAAAGAAATATTACGGAAGTGGGAAACGTGGGTATAAACGTCATTTAACAAAACTTCAAGCAGAAAGAATTAAAATTTTAGAGGGTTTGCTAAAATGGAATAAAGATACAACAGTTAAATTTATTGGTAAGCAGACTAAGAATTTATCGAGTGTAGAAATGTTAATGAATTGGCAAGCGGTAAAGGTAATTATAGGTATGCAACGGATTTTAAGTATTAATTCAAAAATAGAATACTCGGTTATAAATGATACTAAAAATTACAATTTGAGGGGCATTTGTGAGTAATCTGGAATTATATAAAGCAATAGAAGCATTAGAACATAGGGATTTGGTAGTTGATGTAACAAGGTATAGTAGAAGAGTGGAATTAAGGTTTGTAGGTTTAAGCAAAACTAAATATTTGGTAGTAAAGTTAAAAAGAACTGATTTTAGCATAGATATTTATGTGCTAAAACTAATAGATGGAATGCAATTGTTAATAACAACAGAAGTAGAATTAAATGAAGTTATTAAAGATTTACAAAGAGCAATTAAACATGAGCTTAAAACTGATTGGTTAGGAATTAATGAGTTACAACAACTAAAAGTAGAAATTTAATTAACTAAAACGGCTAGACAAAATGATTAACGCAATAGCAATAAAGAATGAACTCAAAGGAGTTCGTAAAGGGATGCGAGGGCAAGTTGTATCCGGAATTGCAAGGCAATTTGGCGTTAGCGAGGCAACAATTTATAGAGTAGTGCGAAAAGAGTTTGGAGCATCAAAAAACATTGTAAGAGTTCCTAAAATAGAAGATAGGCTTATTGATAAAATAGGCAAAATGAAGCTAGAGGGCAGAGCTTTAGGGATGACAGAACGTGAGATATCAACAGAAGTATGTATTAATATCTTAAAAAATGAGATGGTTGTTGGTGCAGAAAATTTAACAGTAAGCACAGTAAACCGAAGGTTACGAGAAAAAGGTTTTAGGCAACGTGATATAATTGTGCGTGTTGAACCCGATTATGCAAACCAACAGCATCAGTTAGATTTTTCTCGTTCTAAATATTTTAATATTCATAAAAAAGATGGAGATGATTTAATACTTAAGGTTAGCCGTGTGCTTGCATATAAAGAAGATGGCAAAAAATTACGCCTTTGGCTTGGTGGAATTGTTGATAGTTTTTCACGAATTGCCGTTGCTCGTGCTTATGCAGCAACTGGAGAATCTACTTTGCTTGGATTAAAACTTATGCGTTTTGCCTACAACAGAAGTGAAGACGAGTTAAATTTAATGCACTTGCCAGAAGTTCTTAAAATGGATAATGGTCCGTTGGATAACAAGCAAACCGACCAAATGCTTGAAAAACTAGGGATAAAAAAAGAATTAGTAATGCCCTATGAAAAACGTGGAATACAGAAACAAGAATCTGTATGGCGGTTAATGTGGCAACGTTTTGAGCTACCTTTAGCATTAAAAATAGGTAATGGTGGAACAATACACCTATCGGATTATAACGATTTATTACACGAGTTTATGATTGAAAATCAAGCAACAGAACATCCAGTTCGTTCAGGAAGTAAAGCACACAATTATTTATCATCCATTACAGCACATCCTGTGCGTAGAATAGAACGTGATATAAGTGAATATATATTTAAGACTTGGAAACGAAAAGTAAATAACGATTTAGTTGTTTCTGTAACCTTTAAGGGAGAACAAGTAAAACTTAAAGCTCCAGCATTTGCATTAGATAAGTGGATTGGGGTTTATATTAGTTACAGTGGCGAATTTATGGGCGAACTATCGGACGAATATCATAAACCATTTGCTCTTGAAGTAACCGAAGGCTTTATATCCCTTGGTAACTTTGAACACAGAGAACATCAAACTTATAAAGAAAAACTGGAAGGCGAAATTAAGGAAGATCTTCGACTTAGCTCAGAGACCGATAAAAAATCTAAAATAAATTATATACCACCTACACAAGAAATTATTGAACCCAAAAGTAAGTTTGATGAAGCCGAGTATAGCGAAGATTACAAATTTAACTCAGTTTACGAAGCCAAGGCATACATTGGTAAAATGGTTAAAAAAGGTAAAAACTACACCGATTACAAAGATATATTTGACGAATTTTTAGAAGATGAAGAGGGCTTGATAAAAAGAAACATAGACTCAGTTATTTCAGCAATAAATAACCCAAAAAAAGCATTTGGGTAAGGAGAACAAAATGAGAAAGATAAACAGAAAAAGGCTTCCAAAATTTTACTTAGATAAAGATGGAGTTGAAGTCCCAACTGAAAGCATTAGGGAAGACCACCTTAAAAGACATTTGGTAGTAGAAGAAATTTTTGCACATGCTGGTCGTTTAAGTAAAAGAATGGTGTCCAATAAAAAAACTATTGTTGGGAAAATATCAAAATACGACAAATGGTTATCCGAATTTAAGAATGTAGAGAATGCGGAATTTGGGAACGTTACTATCACAAGTTATGACGGCTTGATGCAAGTCGTTAGAACAAGCCCAAAAGTCCAAGACCTTGATGAAGGGAAAGAATTGGCGAAAGCCAAAATAGCCCAATGTATTAAGAAATGGGAAAAAGGCTCCAATGAAAATCTTGTTGCTGTTACTAAAAAGTTATTAAAGATGGATGGGAATGGGAATATTGGAAGGTCTGCACTCATAGACTTTGCAAATTGGGATATTGATGATGTTGATTGGCGTGAAGCATCGGTATTGATTAAAGATGCAATGACTTATAGCAACAAAAAAGAATACCTAATGTTAAGAACACGTAAAAGTAAAAACGGCAAATGGAAAAATGTAAATCTTAACTTTAGCACTATTGGGGCAGAGGTGTAAGTGCAAAACCCAACCGTTAATACAATGAAAGAACTTACTGATAGCGAAATGAAAAAATGCAGTGAAGAGCTGGCTAAACGCCTTGTGGTTATTGAAGATGAAGTTTTGGCGTTTCTGCTAGCTCAATATATAATTAGTAAAAACGGTAGGCATTGGAAAGCAGTTTTATCTGAAATAATTGAACTGAATAAAACAACAATTAAAGGGAACTAAAAATGCAACAGTATAAAATATCTAACAGATTATTAAAACATTTTGGCGTAAAGAAAATGGGGGATTATTGGAGCGAAACTTGCGATGATAGAAAAGAGTTTATAAAAGAAGCAATTAACGAACAACAAATGCTTGCTGTGGTTGGGGAACGTGGTATAGGTAAATCTACATTGTTTGAAATTGCAAAGAACGAGTTAAGTAATAATACAATTTTTGTATATGCAAACGACCCTAGCAAAGAATTTATGAGTATTGGAACAATACTTACAGATATGGTAACAAAACTATCTGGCGAAACAAAACGAGGTAGCCGTGCCGCACGAAAGCTACAATTGGCACGTATTATGGGCGAATTGCATATTAAAAGCAACAAGAATATTTGTTTAGTAATTGAAGAAGCCCACCGAATAAACAAACTTATTTACCGAGCATTAAAAGAATTACGTGAAGCTGAGTATTTAGGAGTTTCTCCTTTGTTTTCGGTAGTGTTAATAGGGCATCCATTATTAAAAGTTAAATTAGCCCAAGTAGAAGAAGCCTTTTTACGTTCGCACATATTAGAACTATCTGAATCTGCTGGATGGTTAAATTACGAAGAACGCATTGAGTTTTTGCGTACAGTTTTTAGAGGTGCAATTAAACCAACAGTTCGTAAAAGGATTGCAATAAGTAAACGTCAACCGCTAGATATGATAAATTACGTTGAACAAAAGATGCAAGAGGCTTATAATGCAGGGCGTTCTGTTTTGGATGATGATGTTGTGCAACCCTCTCCAGCCGAAGCATATTATGCAATGAAAGAGAGCTACCCCGAAGCAATAAGCTACAAAGTTATTGCCGAGGAAATTAACGAAACTAGCAATACACAAATTAGCAAAACAACAGTTCACGATGTAATTAAACAAGGTAATTCCCATAAAAAATCTAAAGTAGTTATGAAAGCATTAGATAAAATTGCACTGAGCCAAGAGAAACAAACATATAGCAAAGCGAGTAACTTATAATGCCATGCCCCGATTGTAAAAATGCTGGTTTTTTGCCGAGCAAAGAAGTTCCAAGAGCAACAACCATTTATAGAACAGAACGTTTTAGAACGGTAAAATATAGGTATCATGTATGTTTACAATGTGGTGCTAAGTGGAAAACAAAAGAAATTTTTGATAAAAAAGTTACAGCGAGTAATAAGAAAACAAATGTCTGAATTTGATAATAGATATAAAGAATTTACCAAAAGGATTAAGCGATTGCAAAGCTCTGTTTCTTTTGATACCTACAAAGAGAGTGTAATACAAAAAATTATTGATTACGCAAACCAAAATCCAAACGCAGATTTAAAGGAACTAAAAAAAGAGATATCGCAAATATTTGGTGTGCCGTATGAAAGTTTTTCTAATGAACTTTTCATGCGATACGATGATATTATTGAAGTAACTAACAGACTTTACTATGATCTTGGAGTTGATTTAACAAGGGACCATCAAAAAATTCAAGCAATAGAAAAAATTAACGCAACACGTCTTGGAAGTTACGAGAAAAAATGGGTAAAAAAACTAAGCAAAGTTACACGTAAAGCTCTTTTTGAAAAAGTAGATTATTATGAATTACGCCATAGAATTAAAAAAGTTGGTGGTGGTGTTTCCGATTATGCCAACGTATTAGCTGCAACACAAATTAAAGGTTATGCTCGTGAAGTTAAACACCAAAAAGCCAATATAGGAGAGGTTTATTGGTATAAATATATGGGAAATATCCGTGAAACAACTCGTGATTTTTGCAGAGAAAAAGTAGGCAATCATTTTCACATTGATGAAATAAGGGCAATGGATAATGATCCAAGACAAGAGAAACAACTTAAGCCAGTAATAACTTATTGCGGTGGTTGGAACTGTAGGCACGATTGGGAGCCAAATCCGTTTTATAAACCGCCAAAAGATTAAGATTAGGATTAAGATTAAGATTAAGAGTAAGAATGAAGCAAAATGGAAAAACAAATAGGGAGAAAAGAACTATGAATACAACTGCTATTACGGTACATACTTATCCAGAGCTATCTACCATTCAGGTTAAAGCAAATGGAATTTACAAGGTTAGTAATATAACATTCAAAAATAACCGTCCACGTTTAGTAATACCAACAATTATAAAAATACTAATAAAAATTAAATGGCAAGTTTTTACTGAGTGGAGCAAGAAAAAATTTACAGATTTATTTGAGGAGCTATTATGATTCACTACACAATTGCAGCATCATTTATTTTTGTTTCTATAGTTGCCACTTACTACACAATGAAGTGGAAACACCAAAAAGAAGTTACGCATTTGAACAAACGTAATAGTAGTAACTACACATTATTTAAGAGTAAAACAGATACTCTCTGTATGGCAATTGATGAAAAAGCAAATGCACTAATTCTGCAGGAAGCAAAAACTAACAAACTTTTAATCTCTCTAAGAATTACTAGTGCATTGTTAGAAGAAGCAAAAGAGAAAATGGAAACATCTCTTAATAAAGGGTAAAGCGAGAAAATTATTTAAGAACACTAATTAAAAACAATGGTGCATAATGGAAAAAGAATTATTTATAGAAACAATAGAAGTTATTGAAAAGCAACAGAAAATAGATGAAGCCAATACCAAACATATTAACAAAGTTTTTGGAGGCTTTATAGAGAGTTACAACAACTCGTTAATAAACAATCAAATAATGAAATTACTACAAGCAGAATACCCTACTTATCCTGGTGGGATATGCGATATAGAATACTTCTGTTTTGAATTAGATTTTGGCAGAAAATATAAAGATGGCATGGTAACACAAGACGATGAAATTGTTGATTTATCTACATCGGGCAAACTGTGGGATTATCTTACTTCGACACCCAAAAGCAAAAAAATGATACTATTAAAAATTAAATATAGAACTAAATATTACTACACTAAAGCTATGCACTTTGTAGGTCTGTGTCCTAAATGCTTTAGTTGGGTAAACTATACAACAACTGGTAGAGCAATTTGCCCAAACGGATGTAAATATTAAGCGAGAAAATAGAATGCCACTAAACAAACAAAAAGGAAATATGTATCAGTTTATAACTCACACTTGGAATGTAATTAAAGGAGAGTGTTATCATAATTGCTCTTATTGTTACATGAAACGATGGGGAAAACTTAACCCAATACGTTTTGATGAAAAAGAATTGAACACAGATTTAGGAAGTGGTAATTTTATATTTGTTGGCAGCTCAAACGATATGTTTGCAGAGAACGTTAGCTCTAATTGGATAAATAAAGTTTTAGATTATTGCAAAAAGTTTGACAATAAATATTTGCTACAAACAAAAAATCCTAGCAGATTTTCAGAATTTGATTTGGATGATAGATTTACATTAGGCACAACCATTGAAAGCAATAGAGACTATAAGAATATTTATAGCAACTCTCCAAGTCCTTTAAGTAGGGCAAAAGCAATGACTAATATTACAAACCCAAAGTTTATTACCATTGAGCCAATATTGGATTTTGACTTATTAGAGCTAATGAATTTAATAACTATTGCAGATGCAAGTTGGATAAACATTGGTGCAGATAGTGGCAATAATAATCTTCCAGAACCAAGTAGAGTTAAAGTAGATAATTTAATAAAAGTATTAAATGGTTCTAATCATGTAGTTGTTAAAAAGAATTTGGGTAGGATAAAGTTGGTTGAAAGCTGATAGACCATCTTCCCGATGGCGGGAAAAGGGTTGTGGAGTGGATAACGTAGGTGCAAATGTGCGGATTTATTTTTAATTCCGCACATTTGCTTGTTAGTTTTATTACAAACTTGAAGGCAATGAGAAAGAAAACCAATTAAATAATTTACAATTTAACAACTACAATAGTTTTTGTGGTGGGAGATAAAATGGATAACAAAATAAGAGGTAGCATTGTAGATAAAAAAGGTATAGTGATAATGAGTGTTGAGAGTGCGAATGGTGGGGTTGATGTTGAAACATACGATACAATAGAAGATGAAAGAGTCTGTATCACTACCCATTTGGAAATAGAACAAATAAAAGAACTATTACTGACTTTGGAAGAAATAGTGTCATAATCACAAAACACAACTAAAATGGCGGCGGCGATTAACCCTCACGCAAGCGTGAAGGGTTGAATCGTTGGTTATCCAGACCAAAAAGCGAATAGCATCGCCGCCGCCATTATCCAGCACCGCTTTTTGGTGCTGGATAACGGCAATGCAACTTACTTGCCGATGTTAAAATGCAAGATAGATAAAATGAATTTAATTAACAAAACATAAAACAAAATAGCCTAAGCGTATAATCGGTCAAGTGCAGTTGCTGGTTATAAAGATTATTAAATGGGAGTTGAAAATGACCAAAGAAAAATTTGATAACAAAATTAAAGAAATAAATGATGCTAAAAATAAAGCCATAAAACAGCTCAAATACAAATATGCTATGAGCAATAACAAATATAAGGTTAATGATGTGATAGAAGACCATATTGGGAAAGGCAAAATTGAGGAGATAACCGCAATAAGTGGTGCTTTCGGAAATTATGGCGAATGCCTTTATAGATGCCTTGAATTAAAAAAAGACGGCAAACCCAAAAAGAATAAGAATGTTAGACAGTTTTACCAAAGTAATTTAATAAATGCTTTATAACGGCAATACGGTTGTGTTGCCACTGATAAAATTAAACAATTTAGGAGTAACAAAAATTATGAAAGATTTAGTAGAAAGGAAAACAAACAAGCGTAAAAGTGGTCAAAACGAACCGTTGGTTATACGGCGTAAAATATTATCTCTTGGAGATATGGACTTAATAGGGTTGTTTTCCAACAAAGTAAAAATTACAAATATACCAGCTGGAGCAGAAATACATAGAGTTAATTACAGCCACAGATCAGGATGCTGGGACGTAGTATTGGAACATGATTCTTTTGAAATAACAAAAGAAGGGTGCGAATATCCCTCTTTTTATGCAAAGGTTAAAGCAGTATAACGGATTTGAGTTTATTTGATTGCGTAAATAAAAGGAGATTAAAAATGAGAAACTTTGAAACAGATAGACAATTTTTAGAAGAAATAGAAGCGTGGCTTACATTTAACATTGAACCGACAAAAGAAAACTTAATTGAGTTAAGACGTGATATAAACAAACACATTAGCAATTCAAATACAGCGATTGTTAGCCACAAAAAAGAGCCTAATAGGGCTACTACTAAAGATTTTTTACTTGCGGAAGTTAAGGAGCATATTGCAACCCAAGTGGGGTATAATGTTGTTGAACCAGGATATGCAGATAGTGGCAAATGTGTATACGGCACAAATGATGATAATATTATAGAAATGACAATAAAATTTTTAGCAAGTAAAAATGGCTAATGGCGGCGGCGATTAACCCTCACGCAAGCGTGAAGGGTTGAATCGTTGGTTATCCAGACCAAAAAGCGAATAGCATCGCCGCCGCCATTATCCAGCACCGCTTTTTGGTGCTGGATAACGGCATTGGAGCTAAAACGCAAGTTTAAGATGCAAAAATGATTGATAAACTAACTAAATAATAAACTAAAAAGCCAAGCGTAAAACTTGTCGTTTTGTGCGATTGGTTATACGTTTATTGGCGTGGAGGATTAAAATGAGAAATATTAATGAATTGCGAATGGTGAGAGAAGAAGATTTCACATTTGATGAAGCAGTATTACTGGAAGGTGATTGGAGGAAACAGAACAAACTATTAGTTGATGAAATGGGTAGGATAGTGAAAGCATTGCAATATGGGGGCGGTCGAATGACAAAGCTGTATGATAGATTCGGAATATTGAAGGTTATCGAGAGTGCCAACGCCAAACATGTATAACGGATCGGCGGCGGCGATTAACCCTCACGCAAGCGTGAAGGGTTGAATCGTTGGTTATCCAGACCAAAAAGCGAATAGCATCGCCGCCGCCATTATCCAGCACCGCTTTTTGGTGCTGGATAACGGACTCGAACGAAGCCGTCCGAGATGGAATATTGAAATTAGCCAAAGCGTAATATCGGTCGGCTTGCGTGAGTTGTTAGGTGGATGATTTAAAAATAAATAAAAATGGAGAAAGAAATGTTACTTGAAAAATTAGAAGAAGTTAAACAAGCTGGAAATTATTCTGTTACTTTAATTTATGGTGAGGATGTAGGATGTGATGATTTAGATGTGCCAAAAAACGAACGTAAATTGGTAATAATGGCTTCTCCAGTTGGTGTATTGGGAAGTGTAAGAACTATGTGGAGAGGTAGCTTGGATACATTAGGAGACTTTAATCCTAAAAGTGAGCCAATTAGAATAAGTAACCCACCAAAATATGAGGAATATAATGAAGATGGGTTTTATGTGTGGGGGACAGAAGAAGGTATTAAGGGATTTACAGAAAAATTTTCCACCTAATGGCGGCGGCGATTAACCCTCACGCAAGCGTGAAGGGTTGAATCGTTGGTTATCCAGACCAAAAAGCGAATAGCATCGCCGCCGCCATTATCCAGCACCGCTTTTTGGTGCTGGATAACGGACTTGCGGTTGTGTTGCCACCGTAGAACTAAAAAATAAAAAAAAGGAATAACTTAAAATGAAACAAGAACTCTCAAAAAAAGCGAGCGTAAAAGGTGGTCAAAACGAACCGTTGGTTATACAACGATTTTACCAAACTTGCCAGGCTTGCCCATCACAATGGGAGGGATGGCTTGAAGACGGCAGAATGATTTATGTTAGATGTAGATGGGGTGGATTGGCTGTGAGTATTAGCAACAAAACGACTAAAGACGTGATGGACGCCATTGGAAAAGACGCTGAGTATATATTTAATGAACAAATTGCAGATGAATATGATGGAATAATGGACACTAATGAATTGATTGGACATATTGGACATTTAATAAAATTTCCAGAAACAGTTGTATAATGGCGGCGGCGATTAACCCTCACGCAAGCGTGAAGGGTTGAATCGTTGGTTATCCAGACCAAAAAGCGAATAGCATCGCCGCCGCCATTATCCAGCACCGCTTTTTGGTGCTGGATAACTACCTACTAACCAGATAGGCTTAAAAGTGTAAGTAAAACAATAACTTAACAAAGTGGTAAAACTAAAACGTATATACGTTTATATATGATAGTTAAAGAAAAAATATTATTCAACACTCCAGTTCTTTATACTGAAATAATAAAGGACCTTGTGGAACAACGTAAATACAGAAACTTAACAGATTTTGTTAACGAAGCTATAAAAGAAAAATTACAAAAAGATAATATAAACTTAGAGCCAGTAAAAGAACTAATTGAGGGCGTGGATTGGTTTTTGCAATAATTGAAACTTTACTATGATTAACCCAACAAAAATATTAAACGAAGAAATTAACTTTAATAACAATAGCGAAGTATTTAAATACGTTACTCTCTTTTATAATTATTATGCTAATAAGCCTTGCAATATACATATGCAAAATAAATTAGTGGCTGGTATTAAAGATAAAAGATTTAAACCTACAACTGCTTTTAATATTTTCCGTGAGGCTTTAGAGCAATTTGCTCTTTATGCCGACCAACCAGAAAAAATGCACTTTGCTTATTTTTATAAAATATTTAGCAATATGAAGGATAAAAAGCTACAAGACCATTATGCACAAATTAAATTAAAAACTGCTGCCCTTGCTGGTAATGAACGTAGAAAAGAAAATATAAGACAAGCAAATGAACGTAAGCAAACAATTGCAAATTTATATAAGTTACTTGGCACAATTAAAAATAAAATTACCAGCACTGAGTTTGCTCTTATTAGTGGCTTAATTAAAACCGATAAATTTGAGAAAGCTCAAAACAAAATAAATAACATTATTAACAAACAAGAGGTAGAGAGATGAAAAAACTAATTATTATTTTATCCGTTTTATTAACTACGTTGTTGTTGCAGAGTTGTGCAACGCTAAAGTATAAGGTGATGGATAGTTATGATAGATTTGAAAATATACGGACACAACAAACAAGGTGGAACTTATTGGGAAGCGATGGGCAAAGGGGACATGTGTATTTTGATTTATATAAAACTAGTGGTGCAACACCAACTACTTATTTTATAATTTTAAGATATATTGGTAGCAGTTGGATTTTTATCCCCGAAGGCGAATCGCTTGTGTTATTAATTGACGGCAAAAAACATGAGTTAAGTGGCGATGGGAGTTCTGATGCAAGAGAAGTTCTAAGCGGATTGGTCTCGGAAGGTGCAAGCTATGAAGTAAACAAGAAGTTTATAGAGAAAATATGTAATGCAAAAGAAATTGAACTAAAAATTAGAGCCGATTATAGTTTGGTAAGATATTTTACAAAAACAAACTTTGAGAGGCTTAAAGACTTCTATAATAAAAATATAAAGAATGATGATGAAATTTGACATTATCAAAAATATCACTTACTTTTACAGCGTTCAAAAATTTACTGGAGTGAAAGCTCCGCCCTAAAGCGGATTTTTCTATTTTAAATAGAAACTGATTTAGGCAACTCTATCCGCTACGTGAGTGCGGATGCTCCCTTCCAGTAAAGGAGTGAACAAGAGTTGCCTTTTTTTTATTAATGTTCAATTAATTTACTGGAGGTCAGAAATGACAAACACAATGCAGTATTTCGGTTTATCCGAAACAGAAGTTATCCGCAAGGATAATGAATTTTATCTTTCCATCTCTAAAATTTCAGAAGTACTTGGAATTTCAATCCAAAATATTCATCAAACTATTAAAAGAAACATTGATGAATTTGAAGGGTTTTTAAACTCTAAGTTTAAAAATGTCGTTGGTCGTCCAACATTACTTTTAAGTGAAGAACAAATTTACACTCTCTGTATGATATCACGTTCTGAAAAAGCAAAAGAGTTTCGTAGAGTTTTTGCTAAAATGATAAAGGCAATTAGAACCAAAGAGTATATCCACGTATCGGAGTATCAAGAACTAGCAATTAAGTATGAGAGTTTAGAAGAGCAATTACAAATTGCCAATATGGATGATGCTGTGCTTTACGAAATACCGCCACGTAAATTGGGAAGGTATAAAAAGTTCAGAAAGTTAGGTTTAAGCCGTAAAGAACTTTGCAAAGCATTAGATTTGCCATACTCTAAAATGAAAAAAGCGGATAAGCTGTTAGGGTTTTATAAACCCTACAATGCAACTCACTTAATACCATATCAGTATATAAGTGGTAGCAAAAAACAGAGGCGTTTTGAAGCAAACGAAAATACATTGTTTAGTGCCGAGGCATAATTATGAAAATGGAAGTGGAAATAGAAGAGGCTAGTTACTTTTACGAATTAATGATATCTAACCTAACAATGCTACATCAGGGCGTGATGCAGCTTGAACACGAGGTTGGCATTAGTGATTGTGTAGTAAGCCAAGGGCTTTATTTTGTAATATTAAATATGAGGTCTTTTGCTACTAAAGTGGAGGTTAAAAAAAATGCCTAAAGTGTAAAGTTAAAAGTGCCTAAAGTTAAGAGCAAAAGCTAGTTCACTTTAGGCACTTAAAACTTTTAACTTAGTTTTTTAACATAAATAGAAACACCAATAACCGTATGCCTTCCTGATTGCATTACTAACCCAATTTGGCTTTTTTGTTCACTTTCGTCTATAACATAAGGTTTTGCTTCGTAATCCCATCCTGGGTAGTTAGAAAAATAATTTAATAGCTCGGAGCTTTGATTTAAATTATTATTCATATTAGTCTGTTTATCAAAACTTTGAGATTCGGTAATAACCAAAACATCAAACTTGCCCTCTTTATATTCGCCAGAGCGGAACATAACTAAAGCTGCTGGAAGTTTTTTAGATGTTTCAATACCCTTTTTACTAATCTCATTTGTATAAGCACCAACGGAATTTGCATCAAATATTAAAGCACCATCGCTATTAGTTGCTTCTTTAACCCTTGCTATAATTGCATTTTGTATGTTTATCATTTTACTTCCTCTTAATTCTTAATCTGTTGGAGATTGCCACACCCAACAAAAAGCGTTGGGTTCGCAATGACACTTGTTTTTTTTATCAGTTCAACGGTTGCTGAGTGATTCCGACATGTTTTTTATGTTGGAATTGTATCGAAGCATTAGGTGAACCAATTTCTACTACCATCGGCATTACCAAACCTACGAGGTTTAGCAGTAACTTTAACAGTGTTTTCGGTTGCAATTTCACGAGCTTCAAGTTTACCCTCGCCACTTTTAATATTTTCTAAAGTTTCAATAGTAGCGTTGTAATCTTTTACAATTTGCGGATCACGGTCAAACTCGGTATCGCCATGTTTACGCACAAAACCACGATATTTAATAATATTAAGTAGGTGCAGTTTTAACGAACTTGTAAGAGAATCTGCATCTACATCAACATATTCGTTAAGTTTATTTTCGCTAAGTTCAATTTCGCTAGTTAAAATTGTTTCTTGATAAACTCCATTTTCATCAATATAGTAACTGTTAAATTGAACAAAATTATCTTTTACCCATGCGTTTGTAACTAGTGCCATTATTCCTCCAATAAATTATGAATGCTGAATTATGAATTGTGAATTAAGAGCAAAGGGCTTTTGTTTATAATTCATCATTGTTTTTCTTAATCTTACTCTTAATTCTTAATCTTTTTCTAAAAGTGCCTAAAGTGAGCTAAAGTTGAAAAGCAAAAGCTCTTTAATCTTAATCTGTCATTTTGAAATGACATGCTTTTTATTTATCTCTAAAAACTGTTTTTGTAGATTGTTTTTCTAAATCTTTTAATATTTCAACTACTTCTTCTTCTGTCATTTTAATAGCTAAATCGCCCATTGTATCGTCAATTAGCGTAAATAGTTTTTCATTTTCTGCTTTACTTAACCCCCAAAATTCTCTTATCACTTTGCTTTTACCAGCACCCATAATGTTGTGGTAAATTGCTAATTGTTCTTTTTGTGGAGAGTTAATAAAAATTTCCACTGATTTATTATCGTTAAATACCTCGTGGTCTATGCGGTGTATCATTCCAGACTTTTCATCAAACTCTAAATCTGGTGGCGATGTTGGTAAGCCGTGGCGTTTCCTTTTTTTAGCATAATTAAGGTTGTAGGCTTTAAAAGGATTTCCTTCAACGTCCTTGCCCTCTTTGGTTCTATTACGGATAATAAACCTTATTGCAAGAGCAATTTTGTTTAAGAATACTTGCCGTTTACTGCTATCCAAAAAACTCATAATCTTAATCCAACAAATCAGTTTTTGAAAGAGGTTTTTGTTTATCACTTACTTGCATCCCAAGTTTTGCGTATTCCGATGGATTAACTTCCATACCTTGCTCGTATGCCTGGTCTAAAACCAAAAGAAATTCTTTTACATTTATTGGTTCCGATTTGTCTATGCTAAAAGTAGGAAATTTTGTAACTCCTGCATAGTTACGAATAATTAGAAACCGTAATAGTGCTTGTATTTGTGTTTCTATAAAATAAATATCGTCAACAGCAAGTTCTAACTTTACTTTGTATGGTGCAAGGTTTTCGCCAATTTGCATTGTGGAGCTTTGTTGCACGGCATTTGCATGCCCTAGTAGAGAAATGGCAATTCCTTTATCGGAGTATCCCGCAAACTTTTCGTGGTCTCCGGTGCTACGATGGCTCTCTTTTATTTCAATTTCGGAACCCATAGGAGCAACGCCTCTACTTGATGCACCAAGTGAGTTTACAGCTTCTTCGAGCTGGCTAATAAAAGCTGCATCGGAGCCTGGTGGATATTTACCAATAATAAAGGGTTCGCCAAAGGTTTCCATAAATGCTGCCCAACTTTCTACACCAAATTCTTTTAGTATAAAATCTCGTAATACTGGTAGCATTATTGGGTTACGCTTGTAAACAATAGGAAAGCCACCAGTTTCTGGAATATCTAAAAGGTTGTTGCCATCATCAATTTTTAGTTTGTTGTTATCTTTAGTATCGAGCCTAAAATATTTTTGGTGCATTTTTCTAATTTCTGTTGGAACTTGTTTTTCTTGGTTGCCCACTTTTAATATATCCCAATTTTCAAATTCTAAGACAACAAATTTTTTCTTTTTTGCATCCATTATATCTTCAAACAAATCTCTCATGCCAATTGATTTGAAGTATTCTGTAAAGAACTCGGCAATTTGAACATCTTGTTCATTATCGGATGCTGGAGTTATGGACCACTCTTTTTTATACCCCGCATCACGTCCAAGTAAGCACCCAGCCACGTGCGAGTCTATTTCGGCAAACTCAATCATAGCAACTAGTTTAGCAACACGTCCGAGTTTATAATTGTTGTATGCTTCTTTAAAATACCTAGGGTTAAAGTTTGGTGTAATATCGCCAATTCTTTTATTTATTTTTAGTGCCATGTTTTCTCCAAAATTATAAATTATGAATTATGAATGTTGAATTAAAAGCATGGTCATTCACAATTCACAATTCAACATTCACAATTGCTTTTTAATTATTTTCTATATGAATATTTATCTCTGTTTAACCAACTATCCTCGTTGTTGCCGTATCTGCGTCCTTTAAGTTGTTTGAAACTTCCAGTTTCTAAATATCTTGGAAGCATAATAAATGCTGTTGCAGCCGCATCAAGTCCGTCAAGTTTTTTCTTTGCTTTACCAAAACCTAAGTATTGACTTAAGTAAATTTTTGCATCTTGAGAAAGAGCTTTGATAGATTTTCCACCACCAGAAAAAATTGTATCGGAGTAGCTAAACGAACCAGTTTGATGTGGGAAAACAAGATTCATAATTCTAGCATCTTTATCGGAACCGTAATAATCTGTTTTAAGGTGCTTTGCATCAAATGGCATTATTGAAAGATTGTTGCCTCTTTCAATTCTCCATTTATCGTAATAAGGTTGTGCATTAAACCATTGGTTAAAGTTATTTTCAAATAGCAAAGTTTTCCAATGTGTGTATTTTGCACGTATTGAAAAGACATAATCGAACACAGAGAGGTAGCCTTCTTTGCGTAAATAGAGTTCTAACATAACTGCTTGGGCTTTGTTAGTAATTCCAAGAGTAACAATCCCTTTATAACTTGCCGATGGCGATGAACCAGTGCTGGGGTCAATTGCAGAAATTGAAGCAACTATTTTAATAGTATTAATATTTATTGTGCGAAGCCAATCTATATCTAACATTTCTCCTTTTACAAGGGGGTCGTCCATATACTCACCCATCCAAACAGAAAAAGGGATAGTCTCTTTTAGATGGTTCCAATATTTGGTTGTATATTTTTTGCTCTCTTTCCAACAAGTTTTATCGTTAATTAGTGCAGGTAACGAGAAATGAGTTTTAGGAAACTTCTCTTTTATACGCACAATGGGGCAATCTTCGTTTATAGAGTTACCAAGAAATATTCTTAAACCATCTGGTTCTAACTGTCCGTCTGCTTCTGAAAGGACAAAGTCGGTAACTTTATCGTTATCACGTTCGGAAGTAACCGAGGTCATATTATAAAGATCATCCAGCACAAGCACTTTGAATCTTTTAAAGTCATCGTCCAAAATATTACGCAAACCAGTTTCGTAAGAAAAAGCTAAAAGGGTTGTGTTATTAATAATGTAATGCCCTTTTTTATCTTGTTGGATATTTATACTATAATCGTATTGCAATTTTTTATTACGTTTTATTAACCTAACAAGTGCTGCAGAACGTTCACGAGCATTTTCTTGTGTTCTTAAACCAATGCCCAACAAACCGTTGTTACCTATTGCAATAGGTTTTATAAGTTTAGATACAACAGTAAAAGCGGTTTTGCCAATACGCCTTGCACCAGAGATTGTATGCTTCCCTTTAGTTAATGTTTCAATGTGCCTATGCACTTTATTATATGGTTCACTAAATATATGAGGGAAATAAATATTGCAAAATGCAAAGTCATCGACATTAGCTAGTTTAATTCTCTCGGCTCTTTTTTCGGGCGTTAAATCTGTGTTGCTATCCTCGATAATTACCGAGTCGAGGAAGATTTCAAAATTATCATCTAACTGCTTTATAGAGGTGTTCATTTTGTGTTTTTCTCTAATTGTTAAAAATTAAGTTTTTGCAAGAGCAAGGCTTTTAAAAAAACAGTGCTGTATGCCGTTCAAAAGCCGTTCAAATTCAATTCTAAGCAAGTCAACCTTAAAATGCTTACAACACAGCCAAGTAGCCTTAGTTTTTGCCATAGAGCAAAAATTGATTTTTGTAAATAGCATTATCCTAACCGTTCTTTTAATTCGTTTTTGAAATGCCTAATTGCGTTAATAAATTTTTCGTTGGCAAGTTCAGGGTAGTGTTTTCGTAGAAACTTTATTAGATCGGTAAGTAGCTCAAACATCATTGGAATTTGATATCTTTTGTCTGTAATTTTTTCGAGTGCTACACGTAACTTTGCTAAAGCATCTGCCTCTTTAACATTAAAATCTTCATCGGGCTTATCAAGTATTACATGAATTTTCTTTAATATTTTTGTAGCCATCCTTTTGGGCGATAAAGATTCGTATTGAGATTGTGTATAATCGTCTCGTTCTTTAAACCAATTAGAACCATTGCTGTTTTTCTTTTTAGCCCAATTGGCTATTGTTTGTTTTGTAGGTTTATTGCTAAAGTGATTAGCAATATTATCGAAACCTTTGCCTTCTATTACAAACATTTTTTTTACTTCGGCTTTTGTATCGGGGCTGTAAACCATAACCACACCTTGCATTATTATATATGTGAAACAAAAAAATAGCTTCTTTTACTAATGCAAAGATACAATTCAGAGCCTTCAACCTAAGCAACTTTTGTTCCAAATCCGTATTTGGAATGAAAGTGCTTTCTCATATTTGACTTATAAGTTAAGTTTCCAATGAAAATTTAATAAGAGTAAAGTTAATGAAAAAGTTAGCACCACCAATAAAAATGTATGACCACATAGGCGAAGATTTTATCTCTGCAAAGTTGGTAGATGAAACTTTTGCTAATCTTGAAGCTGCGGGTTTTAACAAGTTCCAAATTTATGTTAAATCAAATGGTGGAAGTATTTTTGAGGGATTTTCAATTTACAATTCCATACAGAAACGTGATGTTGATACAATTATAGATGGTCTTGCAGCTTCAATAGCTTCATACTTTGTTTTGGCTGGTAAAAAAGTATCCATCTATAAAAACTCGTTCTTATATCTTCATAATCCTTGGAATATGACAATGGGCGATTATAAAGACCAATTCAAATCAGCAGAGGAATTAGAAGATTTTAGAAATACACTTATCGAAGTTTACACAGCAAAAACCAATAAAACACCAGATGAATTAAAATTAATGCTAGACAAAGGCACAATGCTTAATTCTCAGCAAGCATTTGATGCTGGTTTTGTTGATGAAGTAATTGATAATATATCAGAACTTGGTGGAAAAAATAAGTTAGATAACTATGTTGCTTTTTATACAGGTAATTACGAAACAAATTCAAAAAATAGTGAGGAAAAAATGTTAAACACAGTATTAGCATTCATGGGCTTTACGCCCGAACAAATAGAAGCTGGTGTTTCCGATGCAGAATACAACGCAAAACTTGAAGAACTAGGCATTGCAAAAGATGCTTTGTTAAGTGATGTGCTTGCTGCTTTATCTACCCCAACAAATGGGAAAGGTGGCAATACAGAGAATACTCTTCAAGCTCAAATTGATGCACAAGCAAAAGAGATTGAAGAATTAAAAACTTCTTTAGAAGCTGATGGAAAAACAAAAGCTGAGGCATTAGCAAAAGAAAAAGCTGAAACTTCGGTTAATGCAGCAATTGCCGATTTCAAAATACTAGCATCTCAAAAAGATACTTATGTTCTTGCTTATTTAGCCGATCCAGATAAAACTCAAGCTGAGTTGGATGCAATTGCAAAAGATACAGTAAAAGGAAAATTAAAAGTTGGTGAAACTTTTGATAGAACAGATTCAATTGCTATTGCAAATGCAATTAAAGCACACATTGCCGCTAAAGCAAAAGAGGGCATTGTAGTTAGTTATTTAGATGCAAAAAATGCGATAATGGCAAAATAGTTTTAGAAAACTATTGCAAAACAAAAAGTAAAAATTTTAACAATAAATAAATTGAGAGGATAAAATGAGTTTCAAAAACGCATTACTCACAAAAAATTACCAAGCTGGCGGAACAATTGAACAATGCACTATTGTAAAGTTCGGTTCATCCGATGAAGTAGTAGTAAAAGGTGCAGCAGCAACCGATTTGTTAATAGGTATTGTTGATATTGCCCAAACAGAAGATGGAAACAGTGTAGTATCTGGCGACCGTGTTGATGTAATTGAAGCTGGTATTGCCGAGCTAAAACTTGGCGGAACAGTTACACGTGGGCAGTTACTAACATCCAACGCAAGTGCTTACGGTGTTGCAGCAGCTCCCGCATCTGGTGTAAATAATTATGTAATTGGTCGGGCAGAAGCAAGTGGAGTTAGTGGAGATATAATTCCAGTAATGATTGGTGTTCAGCAAATTCAAGGAGAATAAAAATTGGTTCCCTTGTTGCTTCCTAACAGAACTCCCTAACTGTTGGGAAGCACATTATTAAAACTATGGTGCTTCTACTTTGTTCAGCAACCAGATATAATTGAAAACTATGGTGCTTCGACTTAGCTCAGCAACCAAATATAATTGAAAACTATGGAAAGCAAAAAGCAAAAATATAACTCGAAAAATTGTGTAGCACATGTTGCTGCAACAGCATTTGAATGTGAAGTAAAAGAGTTTGAGAAATTTGCAAATAAAAATGAAGATGGCACCTTTAATGTAACCGAGTTTTTACGTTTTGCACTAAGCAAAGGTTTTTATGTTGGGTATATATTTAATAACCCACGTTTTATAAATAACCAACTTACCACAAAGTTACATATAAATGATTTGCCTGCTCTAATTGTTACAAATAGTAAATACAATAAAAATTTAACACACGCTATTTATTGGGATGGAAAAAGAGTAATAGACTCCGACCCCGCAATTGATAACCCAAACTTAGCCAATTACCAACTGTTAGCTTGGTATCCAATAATAAAAATTAACTCTAATTAATAATAGGTATTAAAAATGAAAAAGATATTTTTTCTTGATTTCGCTCCTGGCGATTCGGCACCTTTTGTAATTGAACCTGAATATACTGGTTTAGCAGTTGCGTACGAAAACAGATTGCTTATTGCAAACGAAGCCCTTCCAATTGTTCCAGTTGGTAAAAGGATATACAAATATATGGAATTTCCACTTTCAGAAACTTTTCAAAGCGTTGAAACTGCTGTAGGAAGAAAAGGCGAAGCAAAAGAACTTGAGTATTCTGGAAAGGAAAAAACAGCAGAATGCACAAACCACGCATTAAAAAGCACAATCCCCTACGAAGAAATTGATGATGCTGGTCCTAACTACGACCCCGAAGGACGTGCAGTTATTAGTTTAACCAATGCAATACTTTTACGAAGAGAAGTAAGAGTTGCAAATATGGTTTTTAATGCTAGCAACTATCATTCCTCTTGTAAAGATACGCTCTCTACAAAATGGTGGGATGGCTCGGCACACACTGGCGACCCATTGGCAGATATTCTTGAATACTTAGAAGCACCTATAATGCGACCAACACAAATGCAAATAGGTGCTGGTGGATGGAGAATTTTAAGAACACATCCAGTAATTGTGAAAGCAATAAACGGAACATCTGGCGATAAAGGTGCAGTTTCTAAACAAGATATTATGGATTTGTTTGAATTACAAAAAGTGTTAGTTGGTCAAAGTCTTTTTAACACAGCAAAAAAAGGTCAAGCAGCAGTAATGTCTAAAGCATGGGATGATACTCATGTTGCACTAACATACATTGATCCTTTAGCCGATACTAAAGATGGAATTACATTTGGGTTTTCTCCTGAATATAAAAACATTGAAGTTAGCACTTGGAATAATCCAGATGCTGGTGGTCCTAAAGGTGCAAAAGTTATTAGACCATCAATGTCTATTGATGAAAAAATAATTGCTGCAAGAGCAGGATTCTTGATAAGTGGCATTAAATAGAGATAGCCCTCTATGGAACGGAGATTTGATAATTGGTTGATAGCTTTTATCGGTTTCCGTTCCACCCTCTAACTAACAATTGGTGATTAAAATCATGGATGAAAAAACATTGGATAAAGTAGTTGTTGACATTGCAGAAACCCGAAAGGATGTTGAATACATCAAACAGATGATAGAGACCAACATAGCTAACCAAATGGGTGATCACGAAACTAGACTGAGGGGGTTGGAAAAATTTAGATGGACTACTATTGGAGCGGTAAGTGTTATTAGTTCAATTTTTACAATTGTAATATCAAAACTGGTCAACTAATGTTTAATAAAGCAAACAGATATGATTCTTTATTCCAGTATTATGGCGAAAAAAACAATGTAGATTGGCTTTTGCTAAAAGCTCAAGTTAAAGCAGAAAGCAACTTTAATCCAGATGCAAAATCGCCAGTTGGTGCATTGGGTTTACCTCAATTTATGCGTGCCACTTGGGAAGAATGGCAAGATAGCACACCAGGCATTCAACTAATTAAAAAAACTTTTAGTAGAAACAATCCAGAACATGCTATCCGCTCGCAAGCTGTATATATGAAATGGTTACACAATAGATTTAACTATATGGGAGCCTACCAACGGCTTGATGCTGTTTTAGCATCATACAATTGGGGAATTGGCAATGTGAAGCGTTCAATTAAAAAACATGGGTTTTTAGAACTATCCTTTACACCTATTGAAACCCAAAATTATATAAAAAAAATTAGAGGCTTTCTAAATAATTATAAAAATGAAGGTAAAAAAGAGATGGAAGATAAAAATAAAATTGAAACACCCGAAAAGTTAGAAAAAACTAATAACGATGCTAAAAAACCTACAATGGAATTTGGTATTAAAGAAACAAAAGATTTGGTTATTACAATAATAAAGCTCGGTAATGCAACAAAATTATCGTTAAAAGACGATAAAATTACATTTACCGATATACCTCATTTTGCTAGTGCAGTTGCATCACTGCCCGCAGCTCTTGGCGGAATTAAATATGTGCCTGCAGAACTTGGCGACCTAACAGATACAGAAGTTGCAGAGTTAGTTAATCTTGTTATAGACGAGCTAGAATGGGCTAACGATGAAAAAGTAAGAGAGTTAGTTCAACATTCGTTAAACGCTGCATTAGAGATAAAAGAAATTATAGAATTACTTTGAAAAAGAAATTGCTCAAAATATTAAAAAAACTTGATGGCTGGAAAACTGTAATTGGTGCTGTGGGTACACCAATTGCAACAGCCTTAATACACTTTACCCCACCCCATACATTTGCACATCAAGCAAGTTATGGATTTACATTATTGTTTGGCACAACTGGAATTATTGGTGCAATTCATAAAGCAATAAAAGGCGAATTGCCTAGCGGAATTAGAAAACAAAATTGAAATAATTAAAAACGGAGAACATTATGGCTATGGATAAAAAAGCCGGTGCAATAGTTAAACATGCTGGTGGCGTTATAATGATAAAAGAAGTTAATGCCGATGGAACAGATTTAAGCACACCAGATACATTTAAACTATTAAGTTTTATAGATGATGGTGCTGGCTTATCGGATAAAAGTCCTATTGAAAAACAAACCGATGAAACTGGTGGCGTAATTAAAACCACTTATGGCGATCGTGAAGTTATTGTTGATGGTATGTTTATGCAAAGTGATAAAGATTTGTTAGACTTTTTAGTTGATGGATGCCGAAATAAATACTTTGCAGTTTACCGTTACGAAGGTATTGTAAATAAAAATCATCAAGAGTTCTTTTATGCAATAGGAATGTTTACACCACAAGTTGAATTAAAATCGGGTGCAAAACTTTTACCTTTTGAAATTACAATGCTTAAAAACGAAAGTGATATTACAATATTAAATGCAGCTTTACCAGCCGGACACCATCTTGGTGGTTCTACCGATGTTGTTATACCAGCAAATAAATATTATGTAAGTGTTGAAACGGCAGAGTAAAACTATAAGTCATTGCGAGTCCAACGCCTTTTGTTGGATAGTAATTAAAAAACCCGAAAGTGAAAAAACGGTAGTCGAAAGTAGGTAGTTAAAACTTCCGACTACCGATTTACGATTTACGTTAATTTAGGAGAGTAAAATGGAAGGTAAAATAAAATTATACGAGGGCTTAGAACTAACCGTTAAAAAATTACCAAACTCAGAAGATTTACAAAATTTAGCAGATTTTGGAATTGATTTACTAAGTGGTGTCGATTATGGTGTAGTTCTTTTAGAATCCTTTAGAGATATGGAAAAAATGAGAACTTTGGTTGGTTTAATTTTTGAAGGAGATATTCCAGAAGTAATAGAACCAAAGGTAACTGGTCCTGCAATAAACGAGGCGTTACGCTCTTTTTTCGGCAAGTTCGGGCTGAGTTTTCTATAAGCAAAGAGTTTAATTATGCCGATGAATTTAATTCTAAAACTGCTAATAAATTCAAAAACCGAATTAAACATCTGCATAGTTGCTTACCCGAACAATTTAGCACAGAGTATTTTATATACTCATCAACAGAAAGTTTAAGCTACACAGAAAAAGAAATTTTACAAATGCCTTTACGGAAGTTAGTAAAGCTACTTGGTTTTAAAAAACATGATAATTGGGTAGAAAGTGAAGCAATGGAAAACTGATGCTTCGATACGTTCCATGCTTCGATACGTTCCAAAAAAACGGAACTACTCAGCAACCAAAACGGAACTACTCAGCAACCAAAACGGAGCTATTTAGTAATTAACATAATAAAAACAATGTCATTCTGAACTTGATTCAGAATCTTTTTGAATTGTGAAAGATTCCGTGTAAGAGCATCACGGAATGACAACTTGGATTAAAAAAACAATGGCAAAAGGACAACACGAAGTAAATATAGTTTTAACCTTAGATGGCAAACAATTTACTGGCAATATTAAAACTGCTGGCGATGCTGCAAAGCTATTTAATAAAGTTGTTGGCAAAAGTTCTAAAGATGCTACTGGTTCTGTTAATGATTTAAATACAAGATTAAAATCTGCACGTACAACTTTTGAGGCACTTCCACCAAGCAGTGCAAAATATGGTAGAGCATTAAAACGAGTTCAAATACTTCAAAATCATTTATCAAAATCTACGGCTACTGCAACAATGAACATGAGCAAATTTGGCGGTGCAAGTGGTAAAACTGGTTTTGCAATACTAAATATGAATCGTGTAATTAGTGATGCTCCTTTTGGAATGATAGCAATCTCTAACAACATTGAACCATTAGTTAATAGTATGATGTCTCTTTCTACTACTTCTGGAGGAGTAAAAGGAGCTTTTAAGGCATTAGCTGGCTCAATGATGGGACCACTAGGAATTATGACTGCCGTTTCTCTTGTTACTGCTGGCATTACTGCATATACTTTGCGTTCTCAAAAAGCAAAAACTGCTACTAAAAATCAAAAAGATGAAACCGATGCTTTAATTAAAAAATTACGAGAGTATCAAGGAACTTTGAGAGATTTAGAAAAACTAGAGCTTGAAAAGAAAGAGAAAGAGCTAAAGGCAGCAAACGTAAAACTAAAAGCCCTTAAAAGAGATTTTACAATTTTAACAAATACTACTAGTTCTGGTATAGGTGGTGGTTCAGCAATAGCATTTGCAGGGGAACAAGTAGCAAAGCAACAAGAAAAAGTTAAATTACTCGAAGCAGAAATTAAGCCAATACGTGAAGTTGATAAAGCCACTCGTGATTTAATAAGCTCAATGGAAAAACAAGCAACAGCAATGAGTGGTAAAGAATTTGCAGCATATCTTAATACACTTAAATTAACAGAAAACCAAATGCGTGTGGTGGCAAACTCGTTTAGAGAAAGCAAAAGAGATATAGATACTAGCACTCAAGCATATAAAAATAATATTACCGCAATAAAGCATTTCGATACCGCATTATCTTTAATTGAAGGTAAGCAGTCAAAATCAAGTTCAAAAAAGGGAAATAGTATTGAGGTTAATTTAAAAGCCGAACCAAACACTTTAACAAAAGCACAGCAAAAAATATTTAACCAAATAAAAGAGAATTTTAGAACAAACGGCATAATGTGGAATGCAAGCACACAAGCATTTGCCCTAAATATGGCTTTGCAACTTAAAGAAGTTGGTGGCGACTCTGATACAGCAAGTAAAATTTTAGATGAAACAGAAAAAATAAAAGCTCACTTTGAAGCCAAAGGCTATAAATGGAATCCGTTTCAAGAAGCATTTGTTTTCAAAATGATTGCCGAATTAGCAGACAATGATTTTAAGTTAAAACCAGTAAAAGCCACAGCAAAAAAACCAGAAGTAAAACTAACACAAAAAGAGTTGCAAGGGTTACGCTTTGAAGCAAACTTGGCATCAATAGCAATAAACCAAACAGCCGATGCGTTGGTTAATGGTTTTATGGAAGGCAACATTCAAATAGGCGAAATGATAAGCAATATTGGTGCTTTAATTGCAAAAATGCTAATTGTGCAAGCCATTAAAATAGGACTTAATGCTGCGTTTCCAGGCCTTGGTTTAATAGGCGGTTTTTCTTCTGGTGGCATCTCTACAAAACCACAACATATGCAATTTGTAAACCCCAAAGTATTTGCAAAAGCACCACACTATAATAATGGTGGCATTGCAGGTGTTGGCACAGGCATACCCGCAATATTGCACAAAAAAGAGATGATATTAACCGAGCAAGACCAAACAAACTTACTTGGCTTAATCCGTGGTGCAAGAGGTGGTGGTTATGGGGGAATACAAAAAGTAGATGTAAATATTAGCGGTTCTATAAGAGCAAAAAAAGATTCTTTTGTTGCCGATTTTAATAAGGCATCGGCAGATAGAGAATTAAGGAAAGGGGGTTATAGTGTCGCTAACTATTAAAATAGAGGAAGCTGTTATTATCTATCAAACCGTTTCACCAGATGCAATTGATAGAATTACAAAAACTACCGAACACGATGTAACGACTAATTTAATTTATAGTGAAGAAGAAGTTTTAATTGAAAACGGCGTAGAGAACGAAAAGGTTTTTCACTATATCCCCACATCTATAGATTTAACAATGTGGGATTTTTCTTCAACAGTTGAAGCCTTAATGGAAAACTTAGGAGACAGAGAACAGTTCTTAGCACTAAAAATTTATGATGACTCAGTAGTACATTTTTATGGGTGGATAAACGCAGCAACGTATGACCATATTGATGAAACTTGGTTAATTGGTGCAGTTGATTTTAACAAATTCATAACAGAAAAATACATACCATGGGTTCTCACTACTGCGGGGAGACCTCTTGGGACAGTTAACCCAGCAGAAAGTTTATTTCAATATCTCCGCTATATTGTTGGCACTTATACCACGCCAAATCTTCTTTATTTTGTTTCTTCTATTGAAATTGACGTTGGGTCAATGGGAAGAAATTTTGACTATGACGAAATGGTTGTGTTGGCGACTGATGGAATGACCGAGTTTGCATTTCTAAAAGAAGTTCAAAAGCATTTTGCAGCGTACTTTTATATTGATACTTCGGGAGTTGCAAATTTTATAAATAGGATGGAAGCACTAAACACCACAGCAATAGCAATAGATGATGATATTTTAGATGACACATTAATTAGAACAAAAACAGATCCTAAATACAATAGCCTTTTACTAAATGTATATGGAGATTGGAGTGAATGGAATGGTAATTTAGGAACTGATGTACATGGACACTATGAGGGGTGGGGGGTACTATGGTTTGAAGCTGGGGAAATTAGAACTTTTACAGGTGTGAATGCTGATCTATCTAATATTGAGGGGAGACACAGATATTTAGATTTAAGGCAAAAATTACAATCTCCAAGTTATAGCTGGAAAGTTTTTGATTTTAGAGACCCAGAGATTACACTGAATGCCTATAAGGATGTTATAGTTCCAACAGAAAAAATTGAATGTGTAATTAATAGAATTGATATTAATGCTATGGAAAAAGTATCAATCAATTCTATTAACTATCAAGTTGTAAACTCCGCAAAAAATATCATAAAAAACAGTTCTGAATTGGTGTTGAAAAAATTATGAGTACAAAAGTATTACACGGCGAAGGGAAACCACGTATAGTAATTGATGAAACTGCTATTTATACAGGAACAATAGATTCCCGAAGCGGACATGTATTTACACTTACTGGCACACCAGTATTAACAGCCAATGTAATAGATAGAATGTTAGTATCACTTAACAGTAGTGATGAAGCTACCATAGGAAAAATTACAGCCTACAACTCAACAAACTACACAGTTACAGTAGAGAGTTTTAGCAACCTATTTCCAGCCGATACAAAGGCAGCAACAATTGAGGATAAAGTAATAGACTTGCCATATTGTGAAAGCCTTGAAGAGCAGATAGAAATTGTAATGAAGCCACCAAAAACTTTATATCATAACAAGAAAAAAATTAGAGAGATAGAAGGCTTTTACTACTACACAGCATTAAATTATAGCAGTTTTGCAGACCTAAATTTAATAAGCAAACTACAAGATATTTACGATAGTGCAAGAGCAAAAAACTTTACATTTTACCCACGCCTCGATAATATGATGGTAAGCTACCTATGCGAAGTTGACCCCGAGTACCCAATAAACTTTGCACAATTAAAATACCACCAAGGACACAGAGGGGTAATATTTGGCTTTGAAGGTGTAGAAATGCTAACCAAAGCACCACTTAGTAGTAATTTGAACGAATTGATAAGTAACCAAGTAATAATGGATGATTCAGCATCCGTTAGTTAAAAAGTTTAATAGATGATGGAGAAATAAAATGGCAACCTCAAATTTTGAAAAATATATGCACATTGCAGGAACACCTTTAACTGGTGCAAGTGCTTGGATAGTTCCAGAGCCTGGAGTTTACGGAGATGGGACAGAATTAGCATTAACAGAAAGTGCGACACGCCCTGCAGTTTACGAACGCACCGCAGTTCCCTCGGGCAATTACAAACTTTACTACGATTCAGGAGCTGGTGTAACTTTATACCAAGAAGAAATGTTCCACGGCGATGAAAAAATAAGCCGTGCAATGAAACATTTTGATGAAGCTGATGATGATAAGTTAAAATACACTGGTGCTCAATTTTTAGAAACAGATTTTTCAACTGATGGTGATACTGTTGTGCCAACAAACAAAGCTGTGATTGATAGGAATTCAAGAAAGGAAGATACCTTCCCTTGTTTCGAGAGATTTATCGCTGGAGATGTAAATACAATATATGGGAGTAGCACAAGACGTGGTGATATTCTATCTGCATTCAAACGATTAAAAATTTTTGATGGGTTTTATGATTCATCATTGTATTATTACAAACTTGGATTCATAAGAAGAGGGTTAACAACTGGAGCAAACGATTACGCCTTACAGTTTTATCGTAGGCTAAAAACTGGCGGAACTTGGGTGCTATGTAATTATACACATGCCACAGTAGTTGACCATCCAGATGGTGTGTTGGAAGTTAATGGCACTGGTACTGCTGGAGATTTTAAGTTTTACTCAGAAATAGACTGGAGCTTATTAGAAGAGGAATTGTCAGTCGCTATGCAACCAGATAGAGATAATGATGATGCAGTGTTTATTGTAAAACCTAGTTGTATTGATGGCAATACACAAATTGGGAAATTAGAAAAAGCATACACAGAGGATTATGGCTCAAGGAAAGAAGACACTTTCCCTTGTTTCCAAAGGTTTACTGCTGGCGATGTTAACGCATATAGTTATAGTGGTTACGATAAACTGTCTGATATGTTCTCTGCATTTAAAGTATTAAAATTATATGGAACGAGTGATAGTTATTATTACAAACTTGCTTTCTTTTGTAGGAATAGTTCTTCGCAGAAATATAGAATAATGATATATAAAAGATTAAAAACTGGCGGAATTTGGTCTGCCCTTATTGACACTGGTTCTGCTTTTGCGGTAACAGAAAATTCCAACGGAGTTACAACGGTAACATATTCGAGCGGAAGTATTTACATGTATGCAGAAATTGATTACCAAATGTTACGAGATACAAAAGCATCACAGTTAGAAAGTGATAGGGCAGCAGATGATCCAATATTTATAATAAAGCCAAATTCATTAGATAGTTATGCAAGAACAATAAGAAAATTTATTGATATAGATGATACGCCATCTTCTTATTCTGGGCAATCTTTAAAAATAGCACGGGTTAATTCTAGCGAAACAGCAATTGAATTTGTAAATAGCACGAGTGGTTCAGACCAAAATCTAAATACATCAGACGATGTTGAATTTAATTCGGTAACAGCGGGTGCTGTAAGTGTTCCTGGTTCACTATCAAGTGGAACATTAGCAAGTCCACCAACTGTAAACGTTGGCGATTTTTGGTTAGATACAACCGATTCAGCAACTCATCCAATAGTAAGGCAGAGGTTATCATAATGATAAACTTACCAAGTAATCTAAAAGGGATGATATTCCCTAAATCGACAATAAATGTTTATCCAAGCAATCATTTGCATGGTGCAGAAGCATCTGTAAGCCAAGTAACAGACACGATGAAACTAACAAGTAGATATGCAGCAGAATTATTTGGGTTCAAGAATAACATTGGATTAACGATATTTGATTCTCCATTTAGCGATGCAAGTGGTAACGATAGAACTCAAATGGATTTAACTGGTAGAGCAAAGTTTGATATTTACTTTCAAACAGATAGATGGTGGGATGGTTCGGATTATAATTTAATTCCAGACTATTACGCAAATGTATGGACTGCCGAAGGAGTTTCAGCGTTTAGTGGTGCGGTTTTAGGCGATGCAAAAGCATCAAGATACCCTAATCACGGACAAGAATTATATGATATTTCTGGTGGCGTTTATGGGTATGACTTTGTAACAGATGCAATGGGGAGTAATAATCTTGCAGAAATTAACACATTGGTCCAATATCATAAAGATTGGTTGTATAATTTAGTTGGACGCTATGTAAGTGGCTTTAGTTATAGGAATGGGGAAAAAGGAGCTAGGGAGTTATTGGTAAAACATTTTCTTGGGGGAAGAAATTCAAGTGCTACATATACTGGTGATAGTGTATCGAGTTATGGCACTTCTAAAATACCACCTTATACAGTTTTGGGAAACGGAGCAATACCAGATGCACGCTGGAGAGCAATAAATAGAAATGGTTCTACAAGGACTTGGGATGGGTGGAAAAGTTATGGCTTAACTGAATCTGGGTCACTTGCATACTCTAAAGGCGAAGTAGGGGAAGCTATATCTACAAATGGCTGGTATAACGACTTTATCCATTGGCATAACTGCTATGACAATGTTCCATCTTATAATGAATTTTTAGATACTTTTTATTCTCAAATCAATTCAGAAATTTCTACATCTTTTGTGAACAGAATGAGTTATGGGGATATAGTTTCTTACAGATTCTTGCGAGATTCTATTGATAGAGTTTCGGCTTTTGAAGAAAATGGAAGTCTTTATATAGTTGCACAAGTAAAAGATTTGTATAAAGGAACTACTCATGAAGGGTTAGACCAAGACATAATTTATAATTTAATAAATGTGCCGATAAGTTTTGAGCTTGATTTAAGCGGAACTGGATTAACTGGATTAGAAATAACTTCTAATGGTGCTGGTATTAGAAAAGTTTCAACTGATAATTTTATTGTTGATGCCAATTTAAGTAACTATAAAGAAGGTGTGATTGCCATAAAAATAGACTCGACTGCTTCTCCAAGTTATCAAGATTTCGATTTACCTTCGATAGTCTCTGCAACTGAAAGCGGTGGTTTATTAACAATCACAACAGACAAAGAAAGTAAGTTAGGATTATTCTGGACTACAAGAGGTGCAGAGCAAAAAACATCAAGAATTTTATGCAGAAGTAACACTTTAGGAGCTTCGCATATAATTGATTTGAATGATTCAGATGTTAGGAATTATTATGATGGTGGAAGCGACCCTAAAACAGTTACAGAAATTTTACAAGGCGATATTTATATAGGCGTGATAACTGAAATGAAACAAAGTATTTTATCAAGTGCTTATCAATACGCATGATAGACAATAACCAAAATATAGTTATAAAACAACGGCGAAAAAATAATCGCCATAACATAAACAAAAAGGAGGAAGTTATGCGTAAGCAACTTATCTTACTGATGATGTTCATATTTACATTATTTTTAACCATGCCGAGCTTGTTTGCTGAAAATGCTTACAATAATACGGCAACAGATGTTGGAGTGTGCCAAAACTTAGAGTTTACTTCGGCATCAACATTTGTGTTTGTTCTGCAAAAGAATAAACCAATACCCATAAATAATAGCTTAATGGAATCTAAATTAACCACAACCGATAAAGATGTTGTAGCTAATAATGTGATACTATTAAAGAAGAACTATAATGTAGGAGCAACAGTCTTGCCTGTATGCAAGGTTAATTATTGGGAAGTAGCTACACTTCGACTCCGCTCAGTGCAAGAAGAAAAAGTGTACTTAAATAAAATTGCCTTATTTGCAAGGAATATTGTTTATAGCAAACTTGAATAGCTACTTTAACACTTCGACACTTCGACAAGCTCAGTGCAATGCAAGCTGAGTGCAAGAAAAAGCGTAAACCACATTTGGAATTTTTAGTTCTGGATGTGGTTTTTTTGTTTGGTGAAAGGTAAAAGGTTAGAAGTTAGGGAAAAACAGTAACCTACTTTTAGGGAAAAGAAAAAGCGTAACCTACTGTGTAAAGTTAAGTTTTTCTCGTAGTTCCTCTTTTACTAGCAATATTGTGTTATTGGTAATTTTGAATACTGGTTGGTTATTGCTAAGTAATTTGTAATCGAGGTCTTTTTTAAGCGTCTCTTTTCTTATTTTATAATAAAGTCCTTCCCTAGTTAAGCCGGTAAGTTCTGCAAAATCGGAAACTGTAAAATCCTCTGCCTCTATATTTTTAATTGCCATGTTGAACCTTGTAAATTGTTAGTAAAAAAATGTGAAACGTCAAATGTGAAAAGAAAAAGCGTAATCACATTTTTGCTTTGCTCGGTGCATCGCTTATTTTTGCTTAAGTAGTTCCCTATTCAAAAAATAGGTCTTGGTTTTTTTGATGTTATTGTAAAGAAGTTGCTCGTTATTTTGAAGCTCGGCAAGTAGAAAGTAAAAAACATCCTCAATATTACTGCTGCTTAATTCATCACGGAGAGTAAAAATTATCCATTTAAGCGAGTTAAAGCCAGTATTGTTGTTTAACTTATTATCCGTGCAATAATCTTGTAACGTGCTAAATTGCTTTATTAGCTCTGGATAGTGTTTTTTTGTGTGATCGTATAAAGTTTTTAAGTTGTGGTACATAGTTATTCCTTAAAAAAAAGTGTAATAGGCTTTGCGTATTTTAATAAACTTAGCAAAAGAAAAATAGTAACCACTTGACAAAATGTCAAGTAAAGGAAAAGTGTAACCTACTTTTACACTTCGACTCCGCTCAGTGCAAGAAAAACAGTAATCTACTTTTCTAAGTTTTCCATTGGTGTAAAGTTGATGTCCAGCACACAATTTAAAACTTCTGCAATTTTTACAAGTTGATCTATAGAGAGGGCAATGTTGCCCTTTTCAACTTCTTTTATAAAATGCTCGGTGTTCCCAGCTTTCCAGCCAAGAGTTTCGGGAGTCATATTTCTATACTCCCGAAGTTGTTTAATGTTTTTCCCTATGTGCGTTAAATGTGTTTGTTCCATGTTAGCCTATTTGTTGTTTAATTTCATCCAAATTATATGGGTTCTCATTTTCAATTGCTCTTAATTTTGCTGCATCAACGTCATATTCGTTTGGGGAAATTTTTTCAACATCTTCAGCAAAATAATTATAATCTACATCATTAAACCTTTCTGGGTAATTTGGGTCAAAAATTTCATTCCCATTTGCATTTAAAACGGTTCCATCTTTTTGAGGATAATAGTCGTTTTGCTCTAATTCTAAGATTTTATCGTAAAAATCTTCTAAAGTCTCAACGGTTCCAATAAATTCGTAACCATTTGTTGAGCGGTTGTAAGTGCTTACATTGTCTGATGTTTTCTTAAAAATAGCTTTCATTTTGAATCTCCTTTGTAAAGTTAAAAAAATGTAATCTAATTTTAAATATATTTATAGTTTCTGAAATACTATTGAATGAGTTGTTTTGCTGCTTAATGAAATATCTAGAGCAAAATTGTCTCTTTCTTTATTCAATAATTTACAGATAGTCTCTGAAAAACGATAAATGCTCAAAAGGGTTTCTTTTGTAAATATATTTGTTTCTGTTTTTGTTGATATTTTATATTTAGTCATATTAAAGCCTTTTTTTTATCTCATTAGTTAGACTGCTAATTTTCTTCTTTCTGAAGCTGTATTATGAATTTCGGCTAATTCATCTTTTAGTTTAATTATTGTTAATAGCTCTGTGTCCGTTACAAATGGTGTTAGCTTTTCGCCCAAAATGTAACCGTAACTATATTTCCTAGCATGTTCAATAGTAAAGGCTTCTTTTTTTGTTAAGATTCTGCCACTTGTCTTTAAATCCTCTAAAAAATTCATTAGCTGGGCTATTGCTGAAAAATCGGGCATCCCATGAAAATTATATTTACCAGTAAAAGGGTTGCAAGGGTAAACTTTTTTTGCTTTTGCTGGTTCCTCGAATCTGCCAGAAATCCAATTTGAGCTAGAATCTACGCCAGCCCATCCAAAATGGAATTTTCCTAAAGTTGTATTAATTGTGTGATTATACATATTTCCTCCAAAAAAAATGTAATGTGATGTCTCAAAAAAGCGTAATGTGATGTTTCAAAAAATTAGGGTATTGTTTTATAAATCTGCTTTTGGATATTCAATATTGTATATCTCTCTTATTTCTTCAATTGTAAAGCCATAAGGCTTTAATTTGTCAACAACGTCAGAAATATCACCAGTATAAAAACACTCGTGATTATACAATTCACGTTTAATAATTGCGTCTTTACCATTTTCTTTAATGTCCTTTTTGATAGCTCCTTTGTGGATGCTGTGCAAAGTGTCAATGAATTCTTTTGCGTTTTCTTTAGGACAAATCATTCCAGCACCTAAATGATAGTATTTAACGCCCTCTTTTTTTGCTTCATCAAATTGTTTATTGCTGAATGCAAAAAATGCTCCAGTTTTGTTAAATAATGCTGTTTGTGCTGCTTCTTGATAGATTTCATTTTATAGCCTTATATAATGGTTTCAAAAAATTAGGGTGTATTTTTGTTCTAGTTTTTTACGCATCAAAAAAGCGTAACGTGTTGCAACTTCTAACTCCGATATTTTGAGCTGTGAAGCCTTAAAAATTATAAAACGTGTTTGTAGTTGCATATAATATGCAAAAGTGATTTGTTTCATTGTGTCCGCCTTATTGCTACTTACTAGCAATTGATTATAAAAAAATAGTAATGTTATTAAACAAGCCAGTTATTATTGGCTATTTTCTGAACTAAAACGGCTTCTTGATTTAATGAGATTTTTATCTCGGTTGCTAACTGTGTAATTTTCGCATCGTGTGGACCATCTAAAACAAACTCAAGGATAGTGCTATTCTCTTTTATCCCTTTCCAATATCCAACAGCTTTATTAATTGTGAAGCTGTCAAAATATTTAGAAGCAGGTTCTTGAATCGTTTTGGGTTTTAAATCTTCGGTGAAAATTCGATATAACATGTTTGAGGCTCCTTGTAGTTACTGTCTAACTACTGCTTATATTATTAAATAAATCTAAATAACTATACCTTAAATATCGGTATAACTTGGCAAATTGTCAAGTAAAAAATGCAATTAATAACAATTATTTTTGTTATTTTAGTATGAAAATATTAAACAAAAACCCTTAAAAATGGATTAAAAACAAAGCCCTCAGATTATGGATCATGTCAACCTAAAGAATAATAAAATATTCCATTTATTGCAGTTTAGAGTGTGGTTTTTTGCGGGCGGTATATGAATATTATGAATTTG